GGATGGGTAAGGCGACTTGAAACAGCCTTTAGTGAGTTCCTTCCTGCAAACCAACAAATGCGCTTTGACGCAACAGAGTTCCTGCGAGCAGACCTTATGACCCGTGTTCAGGCGCAAACTATGCAGATTGCAAACGGTTCACTAACTCCAAACGAAGCCCGTGAAATTGAAAACCGTGAACCATACGATGAAGGTAACGAGTTTGTACGCTCTAATACCGTTATTCCTGTTGGTCAAGACGCAGTTCCGCCTGCCAAATAACAAAGGTAATTATGAAGTCAATCGCAGTTACAGTCACAACAGAACCAACATTGGTTATAGCGGCAGATAATATCCCACGCCACTGTTATCTACATTCATCATCAGGTTCCCTTTATATTGGTGGCAATGATGTAACTGCTGCAAATGGTTTGCACTTGTCTAACAACACAACCATTGAACTCTTTGTACCAACTAACGAAACTGTCTATGCAATCACAAGTTCAAGTAGTCACACAATGCGTGTCTTAACACCAGACGTGGATTAAGTAATGCCATACGAAGTAATCATGGACGCTGACGGTTGTGATGGTCACGCTGTTGTTAAAGTTGGAACATTTATTCCTATTAATGGTGGTTGTCACGCCACTCATAAAGAAGCAATTGACCACATGACTGCGTTAAACATAGCAACATCTGACGAGTACGAAGATGAAGAACGTGCCGTAAATCTTTCTGCCCCTGAGTTTATGCGTGCAAATGCAAGGCGTGGACTTAAATACCATGAAGAAGGTTTGTCAGGAGATGGTCTTCAACCACAAACAGTAGAAGATGCTCGTAAAATGGCATCGGGTACTGTTACCGAAGCCAAATGGCGCAAGATTGCACCTTGGATAGCAAGACACACCGTTGATTTAGAATCCGAAGGTGTTAAGGCTGGAGACATTACACCTGGTCTAGTTGCCCATTTACTGTGGGGCAGTGGCACAACCAAAACAGCAGCAGCAAGAACTCAGCAATACGCTGAACGGGTTGTTGCACGATTAGAACAAGAAAAAGATTCACGCACTCGCATTGCATCAGAATTATTTGCTAATATAAGGAGCATTATGACGGAATCAAATACAATTAATTGGGTTGTACGGGAAGAGAACGAAACTCGCCGTATTGCCTACTCTGACCTAGAGATTAGAGCGTCAGACGATGGAACCAAAATTGTAGGATATGCCGCCATTTTTAACTCGCCTTCCGAACCAATGCCATTTACTGAATATGTTAGAAGTGGTGCATTTTCTAAAACCCTTAACGATGGTGCAGATGTAAGACTCCTTATAGACCATGAAGGCATCCCGTTAGCAAGAACTAAGTCGGGAACCTTACGTTTAGAGGAAGACGACATTGGGTTGCGTATTGAAACAGACCTTGACCCGATGAACCCAGATGCTGCACGTTTAATTTCTGCTATGAAGCGAGGCGATATGTCACAAATGTCATTCGCATTCCGTACAGTTAAAGACTCTTGGAACTCAGACCGTTCTGTAAGAGAACTAAAAGAGGTGCAACTTTATGATGTTAGCGTTGTAACTTTTCCCGCTTATGAGGAGACCGTAGCCGAGTTGCGTTCTCAAATGCAAAATGTTACAATCCCACCAGTTTCTAATTTAAGTCTCAGAAAAAATGAGATTGCAATTCAGAGATACCGAAGCCGTTAATCAGCCGCACCACTGGCGCACTGTAAAAACACTTAATAAACAACCAACAACCATTATTGGAGAAAATTAAATGTCTATGACACAAACCCTTACAGAAAAGCGTGACCTTGCTCTTGCAAAAGCAGAAGCAATCGTGGAAGCCGCAAAAACAGAAGCCCGTGAACTGACCTCAGAAGAGGACACAGAAATCACAGCAGCCCTTGACGAATGCCGTTCACTTGATGAGCAGATTTCAACTCATTCTGAACTTGAAAAGCGTTCAGCAGAAGCAGCCGAACTGCGTAAAGCAAACAAGTTTGACAGTGCAGTAGCACCAACGATTGTAAAATCTGAGGCTCGCACCTATTCGCCACAAGCCCCAACTTCTTTTGTTCGTGACGCTTTTGCTGCACAATTTAACAACGATTACGAAGCACAGAGTCGCCTTACCCGCCACATGAACGAAGAAAAAGTAGAACGCCGTGATGTAACAAGCGCAAACTTCGCTGGTCTTATCGTTCCACAGTTCCTTACTGAATTGGCAGCACCGTTTGCTCGTGCAGGTCGCCCTTTCCTTGAAGTAGCCCGCAAACACGCACTTCCTGATGCTGGTCTTGTAATTTCATTGTCTAAAGTCACCACTGGTTCTGCAACCGCAGTACAAACAGAAGGTGCCGCAGTTCAAGAAACAAACATGGATGACACTAAGTTGGACATTTCAGTTGTAACCGTTGCAGGTCAGCAGAATGTTTCTCGCCAGTCAATTGAGCGTGGTACAAACATTGACTCGCTTGTTATGGCAGACCTTGTTTCTGCATACCACACGAACCTTGATTCACTGTTCGTAACAACAAGCGCAACATCACTCACGAACACCATTACACAAGTAGTTACCTACACCGATGCTAGTCCAACAGTAAGCGAACTATATCCAAAGTTTGCTGATTGTATTCAGCGTATTCAGACCAACTTCTTTGCTGGTCCAAACTTTATTCTGATGCACCCACGCCGTTTGGCTTTTATTCTTGCAGCGCAAGATGACCAAAAGCGCCCTCTTGCAGTGCCAGTTCCAAACTTCAATGGACAGCCTGCTGTTATGTCAGGTAACGGTGCGCCAATCTACGGCAACAGTGGTTACACAATCATGGGTCTCCCTGTCATTACGGATGCCAATGTCATTACAACCAATGGTGCAGGTGCAAACGAGGATGTTATCATCTTCGGTAACACCCAAGAAGCACACTTGTTTGAACAGGGTTCTGGCGAGCCAATGATGCTTCGTTTTGAACAGCCAAAGGCTGCTGAACTTGATATCACAATGATTGTTTACGGATACTCAGCATTTACTGCTAACCGCTATCCAAATGCGTTCTCTCTTATCGGGGGAACTGGATTGGTCACACCAACCTTCTAGTCATATAGGTTTCAAAGGCGGGGCGTTTATTCGTTTCATTGTTCACGCCCCGTCTTTGTTTTCTATGGTAACCTCGTCTTATGAGTAAGTACATTGAAGCATTATTGGCTGAACGCAAAGGCTACGAAAATAGGGGACTTAAAGACAGAATTGCTGCTGTTGATAAAGCGTTAGCAGAACTTGGTTTTAGCCACAAATATTTAAGCCCTTCTAAAGAGGTTGTTACTGAGGTGGCTGCATTAGAACCTGAAATGGAACAGGCTGTTGTAAGGCGTGGGCGTAAGCCAAAGGACAGCAATGGCAATAACTAATGGATATTGTACTCTTGCCGAAGTAAAGGCAGCACTCAGACTTACTGACAATGTGGATGACACACTTCTTGAGAACTCTATTGAAGGTGCTTCACGAAGGATTGACGGCTACTGTGGAAGATGGTTTTACAAGACCGCAAGTACCGCCGTACCAATTTACCCATACGATGAATACTTGTGTGTGTTCCCTGCTGATTTACCTACAACATCGGTAACAATTAAACTAGATTCTACCGCTAATGGAACTTATGCAACCACCATCACGCAGGGTGTTGATTACATTCTTGAACCAACAGATGCGCCACTTAGAGGGCGACCATACCGCCAAGCAAGAATGGTGGGCGGTGCCACCTTTTCACTTGAAGTGACACCATCTTTTCCAACTGTGCAATGCACTGCTGAGTGGGGTTGGAACGCCATTCCCGATGACATTCGTGAAGCCTGTATTTTGCTATCAATGAGGCAGTTTGCAAGACTAAACGCTGCACTTGGAGTTGTAGGTTTTGCTGATATGGCGATGCAAGTAAGAGCCATTGACCCTGACGTACGTGACCTTCTTAACCCTTACCGTGACTTTGGAATTGCCTAATGCCTGCAACCGTTACACAGGTGACAGACGGACTTAAAGCCCGCCTTGCAACCATTAGTGGACTTCGGGCGTACTCTTATCAGCCTGACCAACTAAACCCGCCATTTGGTTTTCCTGTCTTAAACTCTGTTACTTACCACAGAGCATTTAATGGTGGAGATGTGGTTTTAAATTATGCAATCGTTGTGGTTGTGGGTAGGTACACGGACAGAACAGCCGATGCCCTGCTTGACGGGTATTTGTCCTACTCAGGGGCGAGCAGTATCAGAGCAGCAATTGAAGCCGACAAAACGCTTGGTGGCATTTGTTCAACTTTAATAGTACAATCATCAGCAGATGTTACAAGCCTGAGTGCAGGAGACGCAGAGTTTCTTGAAATCAGGTTTTTAGTGGAAGTTCACGGATAATGGCACAATATAAAGTAATTTCAGATAATTGCGGTCTTGGCTCACAAGGCGAGACAGTGGACAGCGACAAGTTTGAAGGCGTTAATTTTGACGCTCTTGTTGAAGGTGGACATATCGCAGAAGCAAAAGGCAAAACTGAACCTAAAGAACAGGACACAAAATAATGGCTCAACTGGTACTAACTAATTGCAGTATTAAAGTGAATACGGTGGCTCTTGCCAGTCGTGCAAACAGCGTAACCCTTAACTATGAAATTGACTCAGTTGAAAACACTGCATTCGGCTCAGGTGGTCACACTTTTCAGGGTGGATTGCAAAATAACAGCATTGAAATCGCATTTATGCAGGACTTTGCAGCAGCAAATGTTGAAGCCACTATCTACCCACTTGTAGGAACAACGACAACCGTTGAAATCATCCCGATTGACACCACCGTTGGCGCAACAAACCCAAGATACACAGTTTCAGGCACATTCCTTGCAGCACATAATCCAGTTGCGGGTGCAGTCGGAGAACTAGCAATGACCTCTTTAACCTTTACGGGTGGCACACTCGTTAAAGCCTCAGTATAGGAATAATAAATGGCAACTCTTGTTTTAACAAACGCATTCATTTCAGTAGGTGGAACAACACTTTCTGACCGTGCAAACTCAGTAACTCTTAACTACGAAAATGACTCAATCGAGATTACGGCTTTCGGAGACACAGGGCACAAGTTCACTGGCGGGCTTCAAAATAACTCTTGCGAAATCGCCTTTATGCAGGACTTCGCCTCACTGAATGTTGAAGCCACCCTGTACCCACTGGTAGGCACCACAACAACAGTCATTATCAAGCCAAACGGTTCGGTTACTGGCGCAACAAACCCTGCCTACACCCTTACAGGTGCTTACCTCGCTTCACACACTCCTGTGGCTGGCGCAGTTGGCGAACTGGCAATGACAAGCGTTACCTTCACAGGTGGCACATTGGCTAAAGCAGTCTCTTAAACAAAACAGAAAAGAAGGAAACAATGAAAATTGCTTTAACTATTACATTTGCCAACGGCGAAAAACGGGATGCAGACGCAAAGTTTCCCGACTTTGTAGCATTTGAACGCACTTGGAACCGCAGTGTCACTAAGTTTGAAGAGGAACTACGCCTTACAGACTTGGCTTGGCTCGCTTGGCACTCTGAAAAGCGCACGATGAAAACGCAAGATGCTTTTGACCCTGTGTGGATAAACGGTGTTGAGTCGGTTGAAGTTAGGGAAGACCCTGAAGCGGGTGAAACCCCTTTGGAGTAGGTTCTCTGCACTGGACAATCGTTCAGTTAGCACATGAGTTCCATATTTCACCGTCAGAAGTAATGCAGCAAGATGATTTAACTATCACAGTAATGTCGCAGTATGTGACACACCTTGCAAAGCAGGCTTCTAAGACGATGAGAAAATAGTAAGATAGCGTTATGGCTACTGCAATTGAAGTACATGGATTAAAGAATTTGCTGGCTGAACTCCGCAAATACGAACCTACTTTGTATAAGGCTATTTCAACTGAATTATTGTCAGGGTCACAACAGTTAGTAAATGCTGTTGGTAGTGATTTTCCATCCCGACCTTTAAAAAACTGGCCTTCTTCGCCTGCCAGACTTGGTGAGGCTAGATTGCCCGCATATAGTGGTGCGAAGGCACGTAAGGGTGTTAAGGCTGTGGTCGGGCGTAAGAACAGCATTTTACGTTTAGAACAGCGTAACGCTGGTGGTGCAGTTTATGACTCTGCTGGTGGTGCTAACATTTCTTTGTTTGTTAAAAACTTAGACAAACATCTTAAAACAAAATCTAAACCACCTAAGACACGTTCAAGAGTCATGTATTCTAGTGTTAGAGAGCATATTGGACTTGTAGAAGCAGACATTTTAAAGATAATCGGCAAGACAGACAAAATGGTACAAGCAAAGATTGTTAGAGACGCATAATGGCTTTAGGTGTAAACATTGTCTCCGAATTTGATGCCAAAGGCATTAATCAGGCTATTCGTGATTTTAAGAGACTAAAAACTGGCGCAGATAAAACTGCTTTTGCTTTACAAACCACTACCAGTGCCGTTAATAACGGAATAAAAAACTTTGCAAAGTTTGGTGCTGCAGCGGGATTAGTCTCAGGAGTATTAGGCAAGAAACTTGTTGATGCTGGTTCAAACCTTGAAGAGTCAATGTCCAAAATTAATGTTGTTTTTGGTGATTCAGCCCAATCAGTTAAAGACTTTGCTTCTACGGCTGCGGTGTCAATGGGTATTTCTAATCAGCAAGCATTAGAGGCTGCTGGAACATACGGAAACCTGCTGCAAGCCTTTGGCACAACTCGGGAAAAGGCAGCAGAGATGAGTACCACAATGGTGCAACTTGCTGGAGACCTTGCCTCGTTTAACAATGTGCCCGTAGCGGATGCTCTTTTGGCTATCCGTTCAGGTCTTTCAGGCGAAGCAGAACCACTTAAACGGTTCGGTATTGCAATTAACGATGTACGCCTTAAACAAGAGGCACTGGCGCTTAAACTGTATGACGGCAAGGGACAGTTAAGCGTCTTAGCAAAGTCTCAGGCTGCCTACGCTCTAATCCTTAAAGACAGCACACTGGCACAAGGCGACTATTCACGAACCTCTGACGGTGTTGCCAACATGCAACGAACCCT